TACACTTTCCAGATAAATGGCTTTGTCTGTCTCCACGCTGTACTGGTTTTTGACTGACTGCGTTGCTAGGTCTTGAATGGCTGCTTTGGTAATCTTCATGTTGTCACCTCAGGGCATTTCATTAAAACGAAGCCGTTTTTTGTTACAGTAATTTTATTTTTTTTGCCGTAGTAATCGCAGAAGCCGGCTAAGTGAGCATTCAAGCGCGCAAGGTCTGTTGATTGCACGTGCAACTCATGGTCACTTTCTTCGCTGCCTACGGCGTGCATTTTAAACATGCCGCAAAATCTAAAAACGTTCACGGTAACGCTTGTTTCAGTTTTAAAAGAATAAACATCATTACCGATTGATTGGCCGCTTAGCTGCAATTTTTGGAATTGGCTTTTAGTTAGCTTCGGGGCTTTTAATTTGTGTGTGTTAATCATTAGATTTGCTCCTACTATGCGTGGGCTGTGTGTAAAATTAAGTTACGTTTGCCACTAAGCTTGCGGCCAATGGCTAAAGCTGCATCGCGTATAGCGCTTTCACCCATGCCACCAAAGCGCTTGTTTAAAACAACCCCGGCGTTTGCAATGGCCTCATCTATTGCTGCGCTTTCTTTGCAGTAGCCGCTGCCAGCTGCCTTGCCATAGCCTGTGCCGTAGCTGTCGATGCCGTAAAACCAAGCGCAGCAATGAAAGGTGTACCCGGTAATATATGTGCGAAAGATTGCAACGCTTCGGCCTGTCTTTGGCTCTATCACGGCAAACTCTTTGTAAAAGCCTTTTGAAACGCGATCACGCTTTGCGCCTATTTCGCTGTCTTGTAGGTTGACTGATAATACTTTCATTTTCTTTGCTCCTTAAGTTAAACGGTCGAATAAAGGCAGGCCAAACACTTGCGCGTTTAGGTCTACTTTTGGGGTGATAATTTCAAAGACTATTTGCGCATGGCAGCGCTTGGCGCGGTATTCGCTCAAAGGCTTAACGCCGCCTTGATCGGCAACCTTTCCGTCTTGTAAGACTTGCGCGTGACTACCTGAGAGGATCAAGTAAGTAGCGCCGGGCTTAGCTGTTTCTTTGGCAAAGCGACTAATGCTTATTTTATAATTAAAGGTGCTCTCAAATTCTACGCCAAGTTCTTTAAGTGCGGGCACAAAAAGCTGAGTGTGCATACCGCCGCGCCATTTTGAGCTATAGCCTGCAATGCGCTGCACAATGCCTCGCACCTTGCTGTGTTGCTTGCCTGATACGATAGCAAGGGCCGTGACGCCGCAATGTGGCCGGTTTTGATATTTAGGGTCAAGCGCTGCGTCTTCGGGTAATGCAAGGCGTATCATGTTCAAGGCTCCGAGTTGTTACAATGCGATCATCCTTCATTTGTCACGATGTGTCAAACAATAATTTAAGCAATCAGCAAAAAAAACATATGTAGTAGACGAACAGACCGAAATGCGCTACAAATGGTATATAATCGCAAGTTGTTGTGCTTGGTTGTTCCTCCTGTCTAGGCCTGATGCGATTTCTGTTCTCAATAACTTGCCCTGCTATGCGGGGCATTTTTTTACTAGGAATGCAAATGCCGTCAAAAACAGTCAACGCAAAGATCATGGAAAAGATCGTTGATAGATTAGCGCAAGGCGAAACACTTGTGGACATCACAGCAGACAGCGACATGCCCACATATCGTGCAGTCACAAGAGCAGTCGCAAGTGACGATGACATGTTCGAGCTATACAGACGCGGCAGGATATTGCAGGCAGAGTATTACAGCGACAAGATAAACAAGCTGGCTATGGAGCCATTGCCAGAGGGCGGTGATGTGCGTCATCTCAATGCAGAGGTGAACAGACGCAGGCTAGAGATAGACACGCTCAAATGGACAACAGCACGCAATCAGCCATTCGGCGTGCGTGACAAAAAGGAAGACACAGCGCAGCAATCGCAGACGGTTACAATCAGTTGGGCCGGGGGAGACGTGGCTGTCAATGCAGTGGATGTGGTCGAGCATGATGAGGAAGTGAGGCACTGAAAGACAGCAATAGTAAAGGCTCTGTGCGTCCCATCTACGCGCGTGAGGCGGGCAAGTCACAACCTCAAGGCGAGTGTGAGCCCGTGCAATCGCAGTCACCTTGCTAAGCCATTGTAATTGCACGCATTCTTAGTCGCATAATGCGTATTATGTAAAGTTTTTACAGAATGCCGACCCCCCACCCCCCGCGCAACCGCCCGCCCGCGCTTACTACATAATACACCCCAACACAGTACACCCACACACGGAGCCTGCATGAACGCCGAAAGCACATCCCTGCTGTCACACATCAAAGAGTTGCGTAGGCTTACTGTGGACGCTCCCAGCGCCTCTGAGCAGTATCAGGCTGCTGTGCTGTTGATTGACTTGTATGAGCAGATGTTGGTGCGTGCTGGTTTGCTGACATTTAGCGGAAAGACGAAGCACTGATGCACATTGAGATACCGTATGAGCCGCGCACGTTGCAGCGTTCATTGCATGATGAGATGCAGTCTAAGCGTTGGGGTGTTGTTGTTTGTCATCGTAGGTTTGGCAAGACGGTTTGGGCTGTTAATCATATATTGCGTGATGCGTTGATGAGTGGGAAGGAATCGCCACGTTATGCGTATATGGCTCCGACTTATCGTCAGGCTAAGAATGTGGCGTGGGATTATATAAAGCAGTTTGCTGGCAAGATACCGGGCGTGAAGTTCCATGAGACTGAATTGCGGTGTGATTTGCCTACTGGTGCTAGGATTAGCCTTCTCGGTGCGGAAAATCCCGATAGTTTAAGAGGCATCTACCTTGACGGCTGCGTGATGGATGAGGTCGCTGACATGCCTGAGAATGTATTTCCAGAGGTATTGCGGCCAGCTTTGTCTGATCGAAAGGGTTGGTGTGTATTTGTTGGCACGCCTAAAGGTCACAATGCTTTCTATGAGAAGTATGAGGAGGCTGTTGGGAATGATGATTGGTTGGCTGCGATATACCGTGCGTCTGAGACTGGTATATTGGACGATGAGGAACTGGAAGCTGCCAAGGTTATGATGAGTGTAGACCAGTATGCTCAGGAGTTTGAGTGTAGTTGGAATGCGAATGTTCCCGGTGCTATTTATGGCAAGGAGCTTGAAGAGATTACGGCGTCTGGTCGGGTTTGCAGTGTACCGTATGATCCGTCTGTTCGTGTGGAGACTTGGTGGGATCTTGGTGTTGGCGATAGTACAGCGATATGGTTTACGCAGACTGTTGGCCGCGCCGTTCACGTTATTGATTACTATGAGAATAGGAATGAGGGGTTGCCACACTATTGCCAAATTCTCTCAGCAAAAAAATATTTATATGGCGATCATAATGCTCCGCATGATATAGAGGTAAGGGAGTTAGGTTCTGGTAAGAGCCGTAGAGAGGTTGCTTGGGATTTGGGTTTGAATTTTAGAGTTGTTCCTAAATTGCCTGTTGAGGATGGCATACACGCTGCGCAGATGTTGATACCGCGTCTGTGGTTTGATCGTGATGCGTGTAAAGATGGATTGGAAGCGTTGCGGCAGTATCACCGGGCGTACAATGAGAGGACGCGCAGTTTCCGGGCGAACCCGGTGCATGACTGGTCTAGTCATGCGGCTGATGCGTTTAGATATTTGGCAGTTGGTTTACGTGAAAGTCGCGGCAGTATGCGGCCACCACAGATGCAGGCTGTCATGGACTATAACCCTTTTGCAGCATGAGGTGAGATATGGGTGATCCAGTAACGGCAGTATTAGCTACAGTGGCGGCCGGTAAGGCGCTAGACATTGATTTATTAGGTGGTGGTGGTAGTAGCACACCTGAGCCTGAGCCTGCGCCTGCGCCCGCCCCGGCTCCTAAGCCACCTAAGCCGCCTAAGCCGCCTAAGCCCCCAGCGCCAAAGCCTAAGCCTAAGCCAAAGCCTAAGCCCGCTGCAAAGCCTAGTAAAACTGAGGGCAGGGGTGCGCCTAAAAAGCCTGACACTGGTGCTGGCACAACGACTGCAAAGGCTGGCAGGGAAGAGGCTGATATTATCAAAGAGGAGGCAGAAGGCCCAGCGGAGGAAAAGGTTGCGGAGACTGCCAAGAAGGGGCGGCGCTCTACGATTGCCACAACGCCTCAAGGCTTGTTGACTTCTGAGCCTGCTACGCGCCGCAGGCGTTCACTGATGGGTGGTTTAATTAAGTGATGATGCGTAAAAACATTGCTGGTGAGATGGGCGCACGCTCTTCTCAACCAGCTAAGCGCCGCGCTGATTTGACTGTAGATCCTTTGGAACGGCTTAATCAAAAGATGGCTGGTCGTACTCAGGGTGGATCTGTTGAGGGTTTAAGCCCTGAGCAGAAGAAAAAGAAGCGTTCTATTATGACTAGCTACGGGATGATGTAATGCAAGTATTGCCAATGATTGCGCAGTTAGATCGGCGTTATAAGACTTTGCAAAGCCAGCGTTCTAATTGGGAGAACCATTGGCAAGAGCTTGCGGATTATATGCTGCCACGTAAGGCAGATATTACGAAGAAGCGCACGCAAGGTGATAAGCGTACAGAGTTAATTTATGATGGCACTGCTATTCATGCTGTGGAACTGTTGGCGTCTTCATTGCATGGAATGCTGACTAGCCCTAGTTCGCCTTGGTTTTCTATGCGTTATCGCAATCCAGACTTGCAAAACAATGATTTGGCAAATGAGTGGTTGGAGTTATGCCTTGATCAAATGTATCAAGCGTTTAATCGCTCGAATTTTCAGCAAGAAATCCATGAGCTTTACTATGATCTTGTGGTTTTTGGTACTGCTGCTTTTTATATAGAAAGTGGTGAAGATGGCTTGCGCTTTTCTTCTAGGCACATTGCAGAGATCTGCATCTCTGAAAACTCTAAAGGTCAGGTAGATACTGTTTACCGCAAGTTTAAAATGTCTTCTCGCGCTATGGCGCAGCGGTTTGGCGAAGAGAATTTGCCCGCGCAATGTCAGAAAGACTTGAAGAATGAGCCGTACAAGGAGCATGAGATTGTTCATGCGGTATATCCACGCTCTGAGGCTAAGGGTAAACTGGCAAAGGACAAGCCGGTAGCGTCTGTGTATTACCATGCAGATACGCGCAAGCTTTTGTCTGAGGGTGGTTTTGATGAGTTTCCGTTTATGGTTCCTCGTTTTAACAAAGACAGTGTAAGCAGCTATGGCCGCTGTCCTGCTATGAACGCGCTGCCTGATGTTAAGATGCTGAATAAAATGTCAGAGGTTACTATTCGTGCGGCTCAAAAGCAGATTGACCCACCTTTAATGGTTCCTGATGATGGGTTTATGCTGCCGGTACGCACAACGCCGGGATCGTTAAACTTTTACAGATCTGGTACAAGGGATAGGTTGGAGCCGTTAAACATTGGCGCGAACAATCCGCTTGGTTTGAATATGGAAGAACAGAGGCGCAATGCTATTAGGCAGGCGTTTTATGTTGATCAGTTGCTCATGGCTCAAGGGCCAGCGATGACAGCGACTGAAGTGTTGCAACGAAACGAAGAGAAAATGCGGTTACTTGGGCCTGTTCTGGGTAGGTTGCAGTCTGAGTTGTTACAGCCGTTAATCTCTCGCTCATTTTCGTTGCTGCTCAGGGAAGGGTTGCTCCCACCCGCCCCTGAGCAACTACAAGGCCAAGATATAGATATTGAGTATGTTAGCCCGCTTGCAAAAGCGCAAAGGATGACAGACTTGCAGTCTATGTTGCGCGGTTTTGAGGTAATGATGCAAGTTGCTGAGATAGCTCCTGTTATGGATTACTTGGATAGCGATAAGCTGGTGCAGTATCTTGTGGACGTTACCGGCATACCGGCGCGTGTTATTCGCAGCGATGAAGAGGTTGCAAGGGTTCGCAGGCAACAGCAAGAAGCTGCGCAGGCACAAGCGCAAATGGAGCAGAGCGCTATGGTTGCCGAGCAGGCGCAAAAGCTTGCACCTATGGTCAAGGCTGCTAAGCAATGAAGCAAATACAAGACTTAAAGTTAGCGTATCGTCGCACGTTTAATACAGAAGACGGTGAGCAAGTTCTAAGTGATCTCAAGAAGCGATTTAGCTTTGAGGCAACCACATTTTCTGGCGATCCTTATCAATCTGCATTTAACGAAGGACAACGCGCAGCGCTGCTGCTGATCGTCAGAATGTTGTCCGATGAAAAGGAACCACAATGAGCGAAGAGGCAATCCAAGACACTGGATCTCAGGAAGTCGCAGCGGATGCTGCTGTAGAGGCGGCACCAAGTTTTCTGGAGAGTTTACCAGAGGATTTACGCAATGAACCCAGCTTGCGTACATTTACAGACACGTCTGCATTGGCGAAAAGCTATGTTAATGCGCAGCGTCTGATCGGGGGCGACAAGGTTGGCAAGCCACAATCAAGCTGGACATCTGACCAGTGGGGCGAATTTTATGCTGCCGCCGGGCGTCCAGAAGGGCCAAACGGCTATGAGCTTCAAGTTGATAAGGGCGTGTTCGGTGATAATTCTTTAGAGGGATTACGCACTGCGGCGCATGAGGCTGGCTTGAACGGCACGCAAGCGCAACGCATGGCAGAGTTTTTGCAAACGTCTGTTACAAATATTCAAAGCGGCTTTGAGGAGCAGGCAGATAGCTTGCGCCAAGAGGGCGAGATGGAATTACGCCAAGAGTATGGCAAAGCTTTTGAGCAAAAGGTTGATATGGCTAGATCTGCGGCTGTGCAGTTTCTGGGCAATATTGATTTGCTTGATGAGATACAGCTTGCTGATGGCAGAATGTTAGGCGATCACCCGGAAGTGATTAGGATGTTTTCACGCATTGCAGAGGGCATTGGTGAGGATAATCTTGAGGGTGATCCAACAGAATTGATTATGACGCCAGAAGAGGCATCACGGCAGCTTACTGAAGTGATGCGTAGAGACGGCCCATATTTCGATAAAACGCACCCAGAGCATGATGCTTATGTGCGTGAGGCTACTCGTTTATTCGAGTTCCGCTAAGTGGATAACCGCAAGGCCCACGCGACAAACCTGTGTGTCAGGTGGAGTGACTGCCCTAAGCAGTAAGCACGGCCCCGCAAGGGATAACCAAGCGCAGCAATCTGAAACCTAAACTGTAGAAAGGTGATGCAATGTCTTCACAAATCACTACGGCTTTTGTCAATCAGTTCTCGGCAAACATCCAAATGCTGTCACAGCAAATGGGTTCACTGCTGCGTAATGCAGTAGACAGCGAGAGCGTGAATGGCGAGAAAGCCTTTTTTGATCAGGTCGGTAGCGCTGCTGCTGTTCTGAGAACAACTCGCCACGCGGATACCCCGCTAATTGATACCCCACATAGCCGCCGTATGGTTACGCTGTCTGACTATGAGTATGCAGATCTTATTGACGATCAGGACAAAGTGCGCCTGCTTGTTGATCCGACTTCGACTTATAGCCGTGCGGCTGCTGCTGCTATGGGTCGCGCTATGGATGATGTTGTCATCTCAGCGGCTTTGGGTAGTGCTAAAACCGGCAAAGACGGTTCTACATCTACAGCGTTTGATACATCAAACAATCAAATCGCTCAGGGTAGTGCTGGTCTGACTTTGGCTAAGTTGATCGAAGCTAAAGAAATTCTGGATAGCGGCAACGTAGATCCTTCAATCCCTCGCCACATCATTGTGTCACCTAAGCAAATCTCTGACTTGCTGAACAACACAACGGTAACGTCGAGCGATTTTAACACTGTTAAGTCTTTGGCAATGGGTGAAATCAACAGCTTTGTTGGCTTTAACTTTATTGTTTCAAACCGCTTGGGTGTTGACGGATCGTCAAACCGCCGGGTAATCGCGTTTGCTCAGGACGGGATCAAGCTTGCTGTAGGCAAAGAGCCATCAGCCCGCATTGATGAACGTGCTGATAAATCTTACGCAACACAAGTCTACTACTGTCAGTCTGTCGGTGCTACACGCATGGAAGAGGCCAAGGTCGTAGAAATCTTGTGCCAAGAGTAAGGAGACTAAAACATGGCTACTGTTTACTCAGTACAACAGACTAATGCGACTGCAGATCCTGTTGTAAAAAACCCGTCAAATGTTCTAGGTGGTCGTATCCGCGTAGCGCATGGCGTTTATGAAGCATCTTCACTGGCATCTGGCGATGTCATTCAGATGTTTACCTTGCCTGATGGCGCACGCTTGCTGGAAGGCTCGCTTGCCCATGACGCGCTTGGTGGCTCAACAACACTGTCAGTAGGTTATGCAGCGCATACCAATTCTGCTGGCACCGCTGTTTCTGCCGCTGCTGCTGCGTATAAGGCTGCTGCTGCCTCTACATCTGCTCAAAAAGTAGATATCTTGGCAACATTGGCTTTAGGCTCAGGAACAGTCACAGATACCAATGAAGACGGTATGATTGTTACTGCAACAATGGGCGGTGCTGCTGGCACAGGCACCATTGAGGTAACCATCAAATATGTGGTAGACTAAGAGAGCGGGGCGGGAAACCGCCCCCTTTCCTTACTTGGAGAGATTTATATGACCAGTACGGTTGACATAGCAAACTATGCTTTGAACATTCTAGGCGCATCCAACATTTCTACGTTAGATGAAAACAGTAAAGCGGGCCGTATTGTAAACCAAAGGTATGAAGGTGTGCGCGATGCTGTATTCCGGGCGCATCCTTGGAATGCCTTGATTAGACGCGCAGAGCTTGCGCAAGAAACAACAACGCCTGCCTTTGGATATGCACATCAGTATCCGCTTCCAACAAACCCGTTCTGCCTGCGCGTGCTAGAGTTTAGCAATGGTTCGCTGTCTTACCCGCAAGACAATATGACTAACAATACTGGCGGGCCGGTGTTTGTCATTGAGGGGCGTAAGGTTTTAACTGACGAAGGCACGGCCAAAATTAAATACATTGCGCGAATAACTGACGCGAATGAGTATGATGCTGGCCTGATCGAAGCGCTTTCTACGCGATTGGCGGCAGAGATCTGTTACGCAATCACCGGTTCGACCAGTATGGTGCAGATTACGCTTTCTATGTATGAGGCTAAGATCAAGGAAGCGAGGTTTGTGGATAGCACAGAGGGTGCGCCGCAACGGATTGAAGCCAGCGACTTTATTGAAGCGAGGTTCTAATGGCTCGCTCAGCACCAGCGTTTAGCTCATTTACGGCAGGCGAAATTAGCCCACGCCTTGAAGGGCGCGTAAACATTGAAAAGTACAAAGAAGGTCTGTCAGACCTAACCAACATGGTTGTGATGCCGCATGGCGGTGTTACGCGTAGACCCGGCACAGAATACTTGGGCGAGGTCAAAAGCAGTTCTGTTAAAACCAGACTTGTGCCATTTCAATTTAAAACAACCGACACATATATTTTGGAGTTCGGCAATCAGGTCATGCGTGTGTTTCGCAATGGCCTGCAAGTTTTAGTTAGTGCAAGCAAAACTATTACGGCGATCACCAAGGCAAGCCCCGGTGTTTTAACTAGCAGTAGCCACGGTTATAGCAATGGCGATGAAATCTATGTCGAAAGCATAGGTGGGATGACAGAGCTTAATGGCCGCAACTATCGTGTTGCGAATGTCACGACAAACACGTTTACGCTGCAAGATCTGTTTGGCAATGCGATAAACACAACCAGCTTTACCACATACACATCAGGCGGTACGGCCACAGAGATTTACGAAACGGCTGCGCCTTATGCGGAAGCTGACTTATTTGATCTGCGTTTTGTGCAGTCTGCTGACACGATGTACATTGTTCACCCCAGCTACAATGTGCGTACATTAACGCGTACTGATCACAATGCATGGACGTTTGCGACTGTAAGCTTTAGCGGATCACCATCACCGGGTTTGTCTGGTGCGAACAACCGGCCAAGCGTTGTTACATTCTTTGAGCAGCGGCTTGTGTTTGCCAACACAAACAATAATCCACAGACTATTTGGTTTTCTAAAAACGGTGACTACACTAACTTTACGGTTGGCACTGCTGACGATGACGCGTTGATTTACACGATTGCGTCTAATCAAGTGAATGCTATTCGTTATCTCTCAGCAACAAGAGTTCTAACGATAGGCACAAGTGGCGGCGAGTACGTTTTGACCGCTACGAATGACGGGCCTATCACGCCAACAACTACGCTTATCCGCAAATACAGCAACTATGGGTCTGCTCAGGTAGAGCCGGTGCAAGTTGCAGATGTTACTTTGTTTGCCCAGCGCGGCGCAAGAAAGCTTAGAGAGTTTAGATATGCCGGTGAGGTTAATACTGCGGGCTATCAAGCGCCAGACATGACTATATTGGCTGAGCACATTACAGAGGGCGGGCTTGTGCAGTTTGCCTACCAGCAAGAGCCAGACAGCGTTATATGGTGCATTCGCTCAGATGGCACGCTGCTAGGCTTAACTTATCGCCGGGAAGAAGAGGTTGTTGCTTGGCATAAGCATGTGATCGGCGGTGTGTTCGGCTCTGGGCAGGCTGTTGTTGAAAGCATTGCGACACTGCCAACTGACAGAGGTGAGGATGAGCTTTACATGATTGTGAAGCGCACAATTAACGGTGTTACCAAGCGTTACGTTGAGGTGTTAAAGACATTTGACTTTGGAAGCGATACAACGGCTGCATTCTTTGTAGATAGCGGGCTGGTGTATTCTGGCGGTGCTGTAACCAGCCTGTCTGGTCTGTACCACCTAGAAGGGCAGACTGTTGATATCTTAGCCAATGGCGCAACGCATCCAGACAAGACTGTTAGTAATGGATCTGTTCCTCTGGATTTCTCTACGACAACCGCAGCTATCGGTTATGGCTACACTAGCTCTATGCAGACGTTGCGCATTGAAAGCGGATCTGTTGATGGCACAAGCCAAGGTAAGCCCAAGCGCATCCATGCAATCACTCTTCGCATTTATGAAAGTGTTGGCATTGAGGTCGGCAACGATAGCGCAGAGATAGATCGTATTCCTTTCCGCGATAGTTCGATGAACATGGATGAGGCAATACCGTTATTTACTGGTGATAAAAACATTGAGTTCAAAGGCGGTTTTGATGATGATGATCGTATCTATGTGCAGCAAAGCCAAGCGCTGCCGCTAACCGTCTTAGGATTGTACCCACGCATGAATACGTTTGACATATGAGGGTAACTTACCAGAGAGAAGAGTTCGCCAACGTAAGGGATGAAATCATGCCCTTGTGCGAGCGGCATTGGGAAGAGGTTGCCTATGATAAGGAAACTTTAAAATTAAATCCTAGTTGGGATATGTATGAGAAAATAGATGCGGCTGGTCTTCTTAATGTTTTTACATTGCGAAATGGTGACATTTTAGCTGGATATTTGTTTATAACCGTTATGCCTCACTTGCATTATAGGGAGCATCTTTTTGCAAGTAGTGATATACTCTACATAGATCAAGAATACCGAAAAGGGCATACCGCTGCCAAATTGCTGCGTTTTGCTGAAAAAGAAATAAAACATTTAGGTGTTTCTATAATGGCTGTAAGCACTAGAGTTCAGAAACCTCTTGATAAATTGTTTGTTCGCTTGGGTTACAAAAACACTGAGCGAGTTTATGCTAAGAATTTGAGGCAACAAAATGGCTGATCCACTTACAATTGCGGCGGTAGTTACTGCGGGCGCGTCTGTTG